AGCAAAAGGAAAAGCAAACAAGACCTGTTAAACAAAAAGCAAAACAAAATGGCCTGAAGGGTCGTGACATAACTGAAAGTCTGACTGATACCAGTTGGGCAGATTAAATAACTAGGAGAACACAATGAGTACAGCAAAGAGAAAGTTTGAAAGAACCCACACCATCGCAGATGCCAGAAAGAATCTGAAGTGTAAGGCCAAGCAGATCAAGTGGATCGGTGATCGTGAAGACTTGGGGCTAGTGAAGGGTGAGACCTACACATACAAGGAGTTGGGAGCAGCGGTGGGCATTGTTAGCCACAGTATGCGTGGTCGCCTGAGAGGTGCAAGTGAAGCCAGTGACTGCCATATGTGGGCCAATGGTGAGAAGAAGCCCAGAGAAGAATGGGGTACTCACATCATCGTTCGCTGTGAAAGTGAAGCGGACAAGTTGTCACAAAAATACTTGAGGATGTCCCTATGATTAAAGATCAGATTGAGTTAGTCGAGCTGTGTGCAAGCTATTACCTTAGCAGGAAACTTGCTGACCGATGGTATGACTGCATTATTGAGGAGCCACATGATTTCTGGAAGTTTATAAAGATGACTTGTTATGACGAACACTGCGAGAGAAAGCCTGAAGCTGTCTGGTGGGACATAATCTACATGGCAAAAGATTTGAATGTAAAGCTGGGGCTGGGATTCGATATGAGAGGTATCCGATGACACAAGGTGACTACGTTAAAGTTAGCTCGACCAATGAGGTTGAGGCCAAGCTGAAGCATCTAGAATCCAGGATAAGGGGGTGGAATTACCAGTCCCCACTGGCTATCAAGCTGATGCCATTTACTGACCCCACCAGTCTCAGTCAGGATGCCCTGTTTAACATTTGGTGCAGAGAGATTGCCGACCAGATGAAGAAGAAAGCACCTGATGCTGACGCTGAAGCATGGAAGCTGTGGCTCAAGAATAAATTCCTTGGTACATACGCTGTAAAGGTGGGCAGGGAGACGATAGAGGGTCAGGTCTATGCTACCCCAAAGGGTAAAGCTAAGATGGCTCAGTTCATGCACAGTGTGCTTGTATATGCAGATGATAAATTGCGTGTTAGACTCAGCGTACCTAGAAACTCAGAGTACGTTAAGGTCAGGGAAAATGAGCAAGCTAAAGAATCCAAACAGAAAGCCAAGAAAGAGAGAGACAATATCAAGCCTGATGGAAAAGGCAGCAGTAGACCTGCAAAAACTGGTGCGCCTGAAGGCGAGCAACAACAGGGGCTTTTCTAATTGTGTTAGCTGCGGCAAATGGGTGCATTTCAAGAGTGCTGACGGAGGTCATTACTTCTCTCGTCGTCATCTCAGGCTCAAGCTACTAGAAGAAAATTGCCATATCCAATGTAAAGGATGCAATATGCGGATGGGTTGTCCCACTGTCCACGATGAGTACCGCAAATACATGATAGATATGTATGGGGCAAAGCGGGTTGAGGCCATGAAGCGATTAACCAAGTGGTCTAAGCCTAAGTTTACTATGGAGCAAGTGAAGCAGTTCAGGAAAGAAGTGAGAGCTGAAATAAAAATTCAACTAAAGAGGTTAGGTGAGATATGAATACCCCATTTATCCAGATAGTTTATGAAGAGATCGAAGAGTACGGACTGTACGACCACAAGATAAAGCTGTTCAACCTTATGGAAGCTGCCCTGAATGGTGCCAGTGGTAAAGCCAGAAAGGAGATTGACGAATTGTGGCTTGAAATCCAAGATTACAAGGAGCAGTTAGCTATACCCCCAGATGAAAGTGAGTTGGCATTGCACCACCCCACAATGTCTGTATAATAAGACCCATGGCAGGGTTGGCTGCAACTGATTCTGCCTACATTTGTATAAATTGTATGTAATTCCTATGTAGTTGTTTTGCCCCGCTGTGGTTGCTCCTGCCCAGTGGGGTTTTTTTTGATCTTAACTATTGCAACTGGCAGGGTGTAGATATACAATTGCAGCGTGTTGGCCTTGTCGGGTTTCACAATTCTTAGCTTCGTATTGGCGTACGATGACTAAACTAAAGGCCTTGATTAACTTCAGGGCTTTTTTTTGATCTCGATTTTGTACTGGCAGGGTGGATAGGGTGGATAGGGTGCAGCATACCCCATAAAACGCATTTAAAGGGTGATTTCAGCGCGTTTAGGTGTACTGGCAGGGTCAACGTACAGGGTCAGTCGATAGGCACAAAAAAAGGGACTCAAAGCCCCTAATTCCTGGATTTGGCAGGGTTTACCCCCACTGGTCTGCCATTGCCTCAGCTATGCCCTTGTAAGTAGTGCTTCTGATTTTCCATCGGTCTGCACTGGGTGGCAGGTAGTGGATTCTCTGGGCTTCTGCTTTTGGCAGGGTGTCGTAGATATGCTTGACGTTATCGGTATCGGTTAGCGGTGGCAGGTTGTGCAGCCATAGGCCAGTCTTTTTGCTTTCAGGGTGTCCGAACTGGTAGGGCTGAACGTACTGGGTGGGCTTCACTGGCAGTACGCCAACAGGATTCTCAAACGCCACTCGTGGTGCGTATTGTTTCGCATGGTCGTATAGGCTCAACGTCCACTCAATAGCCTCAGCTCTCAAATGGTTTTTAGGTTTACCAGTGCCATAATGCCGGTTCCCTGATACAGCTAGTGCAGTACAGGGTGGGTGCATGATAATCAAATCCCAACCCTGAGCAATGATAGGCCAACAGTCCCCCTCAAAATGGTATTGGCTACCATCATCAGCGGGTAGCAGGTCGCAACTATAGGCATCATGCCCACGCTTTCGGAATGCTTCACGCACAGCCCCTGAATATTCACACGCAATTAAAACTCTCATTTTTTCACCTCAATTTTTTGCACTGGCAGGGTCTATATCCGCCAGATTATGTAAACCACTACCCCAAAAAGTATATAGCCACCGATACCACCCAACACGATTGGCGCTACCCCATAAATAAAATCAATTAGCTTTCGCATTGTTCGCCCTCCAGCTCTGAAAATGGAACCTTAACATCATCTAGATAAGACATCACTAGGCCGTAATAGCTGTCAAAATCGCGCTGACAGCTCTCACTATAGGCCATATTGCCATCCTTATCAGTGACCCACTGAACGTTTATACCGGATTCAAACATAAACGCTTCGGCTAGATCGCAAGCCAATTCTACTTTTGTTTTATACATATTATTTCCCTCCATTTTGGCGGTAAAGATTAGATAGGGTGGATTCTCAAGATTCATTGTTTTATTTTCCATTGTTTAAGCTCCTAACTTGTATACGTGATAGCCCCAACCCTTACGGCGGCCAATTTTGTGCGCGTCTTCAATTGTTGAGGTGTATTCGCTCATGTCAAACTGATAAAAATATACTTGATACATTGTTTAAGCCCCTATTGATAAAAAGGTGAATGTTACAGCGTAGAATAAACAGGCACCGATAAAGGCGCCCACTATTGTTACAGTCCAACCAATAACGCTCGCTATTATGTCTAAGCGACGATCACGGCGGCGGTCTGCGAGGATTTGGTTTCTTAATGCACTATTCATTTTGCCACCTCTTCAAATATTGTTTGCATTCGTTCTAGGCCTTCAGATAAAGGGGCTTTAAAGCTGATCTCATTGCTTGGGTCTTCGCTCCAATCTTGAAACCCAAAAAGGCAAATCTGGTCTTCATGCGTAGGTAATTCATTGAGCCAGTCTTCATCGGCGTCAACCCATGGATTAATCAACCAGTATTTCTGCGAGTGCGGTGTTTCTTCAATGAATTGAGCCAAATGGATATGACCGCCGCCACTGCCGAAAACCTCCAAGCCGTATTTTTTAATTAAATTTTGCATTCTCGTTTACTCCGTTGTTGTAGTAAGTATTAATAAACCCCCACAAGGTAGGGGCTTAAAACTAATTACTTAGGGAAACGCTTTGCAATGTAGGCTTCAAGCTCCGCGCCTTCAAGTTTAACTTCAGTGTATTTTTCTTCTTTCGCAAGCTGGACTATTTCCTTTTCAAGCTCCGCGCAAATCTCCGCTTCTTCTTCTTCTGATTCGTTTTCTCTCAAATCATAGAATGCAGTCATGCAGGCATCAAATAGAATTGCATAAGCTAACTTTGTTACATAATCGCTATAATCGGTAAATTGATAACCTATCTCTTCAAGCTGATATTCTGCATTATCTCGATCACATTCAAGGCACAATAAACCGGCTTTATAAGTCCAGATGACCGACTCGTGACCATCGCAGGTTTCGTGGATATATTCGCTTGCATCCTGTCCATGCTTTGCTTGCTCGTCAATTGCTTCTTTGGCGATTCGAATAGCTTCTTGCTCAAGTTCGTATTGGTTTGAAATGCTCATAATGTTTTTCCTATATATGTAGTAAGTAAAAATTGTGTTTTCGTTGTTGTTGGGTCGCATTGTATAGAGATCAATATCATTTACAACTGTAGATGTAGCTTTTTTTAAAATAGTTATAAATTAATCTATAAATTGATCATTATTTAATCAAACTGATCATTTTTTGTACAACATGACAGTATTTTGATACAATCGGGGCAAAGGGAAAGGATAAGAGAATCAAGGGCATAGAATTATAGTGATTGGGAAAATAGGTTTTATCACAAAATAGACGCTGAGAATCTGAGAGGAACCCATACCATTTACAACTGTATAGGCAACCAGTACTGTATGGATAACCAGGTAGGTGATGCGCACGTAATAATAAGGTAGGTGCAGCCAAGGGGTACCCCCCCTCCCGAAGTGGCGTGTCTGTGGTATATATATGTCTCTCGCAAAAAAAATTACCGAAAATGAGAAGTGTTATGATTAAGATAGTGACGGATGAAGAAGTCCATGAGATGGATATTGAGTTGATTGAGTTGTTTGCAGTGTATCTATTTGATAGAGACCAAGTTGGTATGACTGATTTGATTTATATTGTAGAAGATAGAATGACTGATGATTATTTAGAAACTGAAAAACAACAACATTCACGAGTGTAAAGGTCATATATGTCTAGGTTAGGGATACCCAACAAGAATAAGAAGTTCTTACTGGCCCGCTTACAGGATATGTACGGTGAGTCATTCCACCCTATCTTGAAGATGGCAGAAGCTGCTAGTAAGCTGGACTACATTGCTGAGGAAGAAGGTGATGTCACTGCCCTTAATGCTGCTGTAAACGCATGGAGTAAGGTTGCTGAGTACACTGAGCCAAAGCTAAAGGCCGTAGAGATACGTGCTGACGAGGGCGCTGTAGTGGCTATCCAACGTAAACGCTTTGATGGTACTGCTATCGAGGCAGAAGTAGAAGAAGTAGAAGAAGTAGACCCTGTGGTAGAGGCAATCGTCAATGCCGCTGTAGATGATGATGAAGATAGTGAGGATGAAGAGTAATGGCTAAAGGCAAGAGCATGGTTCACAAGTTGGACAAAGAAACACGCAAAGAACATTTCCGTAACTGGGATGCTAACAACAGCGGTGGTAAGGGTGACGGTACTCGCACATCAACCCCTGAAACTCGTGAGAAGTTCAAAAGTGGCTATGATGCAATCGACTGGAGCAAGAAATAGTGCCAACCATTGAATACTGCATGGGGCCACAAGGACAAGTCCTACAAGATTACGCTGACTGTCGCTCTCAGAACTCCTTCATCATGGGGCCACTGGGTTCCGGTAAGACTGTTCAAACTATCCTCAAGCTATTCGACTTGATGACCGAACAAAAGCCCGTAATGACCCCTGGACACAAGAACTATGGTGTCCGACTGTCCCGCATCATTGCCTGCCGAAACACCTACTCAGAACTGTTCTCCACCACCATTAAAGATTGGCTGGAGATACACGAAGACCTTGGCCCATTCCGTCAGGGTAACAAAGAACCACCTACCCACTTTATCAACTTCCGATTAGAAGATGGCACCTCAGTTAAATGCGAGGTCATATTCATCGCTTTTGACCGCCCTGAGCACGTTAAGAAGGCTAGGGGTATCCAGTGTACATGGGTGTGGCTAAACGAGACGAAAGAGCATTCTAAGGCCGTTCTCGATATGCTTGACCTACGTCATGGTCGCTATCCTTCCCCCAAGGAGGGAATCAAACCTACGCATCATGGTGTGTTAGGTGACAGTAACGCCCCTGATGAAGACCACTGGTACTACAAGCTGGCCGAAATTGAGCGTCCAGAAGGCTGGGCATTCCATCGTCAGCCTGGCGGTGTGTATAAGGATGGGGAAGAATGGAAGGTAAACGATAAGGCCGAGAACCTGCCTAACCTCCCTGCTAACTATTACAAACGCGGACTATCAGGTAAAACACATGATTGGATTAAAGTTAATCTTGCTAATGAGTACGGCTTTGTGTCTAACGGTAAGCCGGTTCACCCAATGTATACGGACTCTGTTCACGCATCCCATATGGACTTCACACCGAGCAAGGACACTCCTATCATTCTGGGTTTTGACTTTGGTCGTACACCAGCTTGTGCCTTTCTTCAGCGTACTGCTATTGGAAGGTGGGTCTGTTTTGATGAGATGGTTCTCACTGACTCCGGTGCCGTAGACTTTGCGCCCACCCTAAAACGCTATATTGAAGAGACTTATCCTGACCACAACTTCAAAGGTTGGGGTGATCCCTCTGGTGACAACAAGAACCAGTCTAACAGTGAGACTCCATTCCAAATCATGCGAGCCGCTGGTATACCCTGTCAACCCACAGAGTCTAACGATCCCCTGAAACGCCGAGCCGCTTTAGAAGTACCCATGAAAGAGATGTGTATGGATGGTAAGCCCCGCTTCCTTGTCTTGCCCAAAGCCTCTATGATTCGTAAGGGTCTACAGGGTGGCTTCTGTTATCGTCGTGTACAAACCTCAGGAGAGCGCTACAGTGATCAACCAGACAAGAATGAATACTCTCACCCAGTAGAGGCACTTGAGTATGCCCTGCAAGGTGAAGGTGAAGGTCGCTCTGCTCTCCGTCGAGATCAAGGTTTCGCAAAACCACACACAGCAAAGGTGAACTTTAGTGTCTTCTAGTCAACACAGCGATATGTTTGTAGTATTTACCTGCGATACAGGACATTGGTGGTCTAGGCTTATTAAAGAAGATATGAGCCACTGCTACGTCATTGTTCCCTCTAACGGAAAGTTTATTGTGGCCGGAAAGAATGCAGGCAAGTATGACCTGTATAATGTAGACTCAATAAATGATATAATTGGGGCCAACGATATAACGGTCGGTTATAAGCAAGAAGCTACTAGCATTAACTTGTTTGCGCTTAACACTTGTGTCGGTAACGTCAAGCAGATGCTGGGCATTAAGAAGCCATTCATCTGGACTCCATATCAACTATACAAACATATAAAGCATACGAGGTAATACAATGGGCGGCTCA